GCAAGCCTACGGATGTCTTCCTGTACCAGAACGACCGCTACCTTGACAAGGTTCGTCCGGTAGTGACTTACAACCGGGTGATGGCAGAACAGACCGAAGAAGACCGGGTAGCCTATACAGAGCAGGCTAAGATTGTGAGTCATTTCAGCAAATACCTCAATGACCACGCCATCGGAAAGGTGGGAACCGGTACACCTGATCAGCCAACGGATGATCCGGAAGAGGAACTGGAACTTCCCCCGGTGGAACTATCCGATGATTTGCCAGCCGATTTGTCGGCAGATCCGGAATCTGATTATGAATGGCACTCCGGAATAAGCGAGGCAATGAGAGCCATCAGTGATATGTAAGAACAGAATTAGAACAACATTAAAACAGCGTTAGAATTATGATTACAGAAGCGCAAAAACAGAAGATTATAGCAGCGATAGCCGGCAACCGTGTGAACTATCCCAGTGATGCCAAGCATGCTGCCTCCTTGGGCATCAGTACGTCTGTGTACAGTGCAATCAAAAACGGACAGACAGACAAAGCCCTGAGCGATGCCAACTGGATAAGCATTGCCCGCAAATTAGGGGTGAACCTCCGTGGTGAAATGGAATGGAAAGCAGCCAAGACCCCGACATTTGAATATATCACAGCCCAGCTGGAGTTTTCACAGCAGTCCAGCCTGTCGGGTATCTTGTGCGACATGCCCAATATCGGCAAGACTTTCACGGCACGTTATTATGTGCAGAGCCACAAGAATGCCGTTTATATCGACTGCTCGCAGGTAAAGACCAAATTGAAACTGGTTCGCAAGATTGCTGCAGAGTTTGGTGTGGACAGTAAGGGAAAGTATTCTGATGTGTATGAAGACCTGGTATATTACCTCCGTTCGATGGAAACCCCGCTTATCATCCTCGATGAAGCAGGCGACCTGCAGTATGAAGCTTTCCTTGAACTGAAGGCCTTGTGGAATGCCACTGAACGCTGCTGCGCCTGGTACATGATGGGGGCAGACGGATTGAAAGAGAAAATCAACCGCTCCATAGAATGCAAGAAGGTGGGTTATACCGAAATGTTGAGCCGTTATGGTGACCGGTACAGCAAGGTGACTCCGGATGATGGCAAGGAGCGCGAACAGTTCTTGAACAACCAGGCACGTATTGTGGCCAAGGTTAATGCCCCGGCAGGTGCTGATATAGCCCAGATTGTACGGAAGACACGCGGTGGTTTGAGAAGAGTCTATACTGAGATTGAAAAACTTAAAATGACAGCGGAATAATGAAGCGTGCGTACAGTCCGAAGGAAATAGCCGCCAAGAAATGGGTTACTCTGCCGTGGAATGAGAAATGGAGCAAACCTTTCGGATTTCCGGCAGAGAACGCTTCGTGGTTCATCAGTGGTGCCAGTGCCAGCGGGAAGAGCAGCTTTGTAATGCAGCTTGGAAAGGAACTGTGTAACTATGGGCCGGTGCTGTACATGAGTTACGAAGAGAAAATCAACCAAAGTTTCCAACGGCGTATGGGTTATTTGAAGATGAATGAGGTGCAGGGCAAGTTTCGCGTGGTGACAGAAGGTAGCCTGGAGGAAGTGATTGCCCGACTGAAAAAACCGAAAAGCCCGAAGTTCATCATCATTGATTCCTTCCAGGTGGCCGGATGGGACTATCCGCAGGCTGTGGAACTGATGGAAACCTTTCCGAAGAAATGTTTCATCTGGATCAGCCAGGAAAAGAAGAGCCAGCCAATGGGTGGCGGTGCTGTAAGATTGAAATATATCTGTGATATGAAGATTCGAGTGGTCGGTTATAAAGCTTATTGCCAAGGCCGCGCCATTGGAGACCCGGGAAGCTATTATGTGGTATGGGAAGACGGAATCATTCAAACAAGTAATAATTTACCAAAGTGATTATGGATAATAACGAAAAGGCTTTTGAAAGCTACACCGGAACAGAAGTGTTCCAGATTCTGCTGGACGGAAGTTCCAGCAGGGCAGTGTTGGATGACTGGCTGGAGCGAAACATCCAAAGTGACCTGAAAGTGAGAAGAGCGAAAACGCCCGGTCATGTCGTAATAGAAACGGGTGATGTATTATTTGCACGTAATGTGCTGATTTGGAATCCAAGTTGTAAAGTCAACATCAAAAAGAAGTGATATGGAAAAAGACAAAGTTTACATCAGTGGGGCAATAGCCCACTACAATATCGATGAGCGCAAAGGTGCGTTCCTCGATGCTGAAAACAGATTGCGTGCTATGGGGTTCAATCCGGTGAATCCATTTAAAAACGGACTTCCGGATGAAGCGCATTGGAGAGAGCACATGCGGGCGGATATACGCCTGTTGCTGGATTGTGAGTATATCTATATGCTGAAGGACTGGGAACTGAGCAAGGGAGCCAAACTGGAGCTTGATGTGGCCAGTTCGTGTGGCATTAAAGTATTGTTTGAATAACCTTTAAATTGTAGAATTATGAATGATATTGAAAAAGTTTTCCGTGGACTGGGTAGAACCAAGAAAGTTGAGTTTGTCTCTGAAAATATTGAATACGCATCCGCACATGCTGTTGCGGAGTATGTAAAAGGCTATCTGTTTGATGTGCTAAATGATCTTGGCGATGACGATTATGTGGCATCGTATTTAAAAGACAAGGGATATGAAGTAACGAAGAAGGATACTGATAAGTGAAAATGATATGGCACAGGAAGTAACCAATTTCGCCCGGTTCTATGCATTGTTCAACAAGCTGCCCTGTACAGGAGACCGGGAAGAATTTAAGAAAAGCATTGTGCTGCAGTACACGTGGAACCGGACGGACAGTCTGAAGGAAATGACAGCCAAGGAGTATGAAGCCTGTTGTACGGCTCTGGAGAAACTGAGCGGACAAGACGAATGGCGACAGAAGCTGCGTGAGGAGATGCGGTGGAAACGGAGTCTCTGTCTGAACCTGATGCAGAAGCTGGGTATAGATACATCCGACTGGGCACGAATCAATGACTTCTGCAGTAATCCCCGAATAGTCGGTAAGGCGTTCAGACAGATTACGGTGGACGAACTGGATGAACTGGCGGTAAAGCTTCGGTCCATACAACGGAAAGGCGGCTTGAAGCCCAGGAAAGAAAAGCAAACGATTAACCCCGTGAGCATGGTATCACTCATTCAGATTGACCCTGATGCTCCGGTAAACTGATAGGATATGGAAAATAGAAACACAAAGATTTTAGAGAATCTGAAAAAGGAAATCAACCTGCTTGCCTCTGATATGGAGAAGCAGGATGCTGCCGAGTTTTATAGCGAACTGGCTGACTGGGCATACGCCAACGGAGAGGCTATGCTGATGGAAGACGAACCTGAAATGCAGGATTATGAAAACCAATAACCCCAAAAAAACAAGAATCATGGAAGAAATGAAACAAACGACCGTGGTAATGACGGCAGAGGAAAAGGCGGAATTTGAAGCCTTCCAGAGAGAAAAAGCAAAGAAAGCGGCAGAGGAAAAAGCCAAGAATGACCGCGAAATGTACAAACAGATGGTGGATGAGGAGATAGCCAACTCCATTCCGGTACTGCTGGGCATCAGTGAGCAGATCAAGGCAAGCAAGCAGACTGTGATGGACAACTTCAAAACCATTCTGGAAATGAAGGCAGACCTTTTCAAGACCAAGGTGAAGGATGACCAGCGTAGCCATACCTTTACTAACAGTGAAGGCGACAAACGAATCACGCTGGGTGTGTATGTGACCGACGGTTACCGTGACACGGTGGAAGACGGTATAGCCATTGTGAAGGAATATATCGAAGGCTTGGCCAAAGATGAAAAGACCAAGGCACTGGTGAGCATGGTGCTTCGTTTGTTGGCCCGTGATGCCAAGGGTACGCTGAAGGCTTCACGCATTGTGCAGCTTCGCAAAGTGGCCATGGAAACCGGAGATGAACGTTTCATTGAAGGTGTACGCATCATTGAGGAAGCTTACCAGCCGGAAGTGAGCAAACAGTTCATCCGTGCTGAAATCAAGAACGAAAACGGAATGTGGAAACCTATCCCTCTGGGAATGACAGAATCATAAATTATAGAACTATGATACAAGAAGTGGAGAAATCTCCGAAAGTAGCCCTGTGCCGTGCTTGCCACGGTACAGGTAAAGTGAAGAAAGTTGTAGAATATCCCTCTCGGATCTTTGGAAAGAAGCGAAGCGAAACCGTTGAGGAAGTCTGCAGACAGTGCGAAGGAAGTGGCCGGGTAACGGTAAGCGCAAAAATGACGCTTGACATCCGTCCCTATAAACCTAAAGTAGAACCATCTATGAACGATTAAACCTATATGGGAAAGCGGCACGGAGTTAGTTATCAGAAGCGTGTAGCAGAAGTAAACAGGATATATGACCATTATGCCAGTCACGGTGTACCGAACCGTGAAATATGGCGGCGGTACATATATCCTGTGTATGCTATTAGTGAGCGTACATTCTACAATATGCTTAAAGCGTCCGCAGACCCTAAAAACGATTTGCCGGACGATACGGTACAATTGAAATTTAACTTTGACTGGGAATGAACGAAGACGTTAAAAAAGTAGTGGCCCGGATACTGAAAGACATTCAGGTGGAAATGAGCGATGAGTTTGACAAGAACTTTGAGCGGCAGGCTTTTTTCAGTGAGAAATGGCAACGACGGAAAAGTCCCATCCGGGATGAAGGCAGAGCCATACTGACAGATACCGGGGCGCTTCGGAAAAGTATCGGGAGCCGGACGACGGAAAACAGCATTACCTTCTTTACTTCTCTGCCCTATGCGGCCATTCATAATGATGGTGGTGAAATAGTGGTGACAGGGCGGATGAAGCGTTTCTTCTGGCATAAGTATTATGAGGCCACCGGGTCGTTCGGGAGAAGGAAGGACGGAAAACTGCGGAAAGACAAACGAAATGCTCGGCTTGATACAGAAGCCGATTTTTGGATGTTCATGGCTTTAAAGAAAGAAGGAAGCACCATCAAGATACCCCGCCGCCGTTTCCTCGGCACATCGCCTGAAGTGGAAAAAGCCGTCCGTGAGATTGTAGAAGAGAACCTAACAGAGTATTTCACCATTGAATATAATATCATAAGAAAATGAGAAAAGAACTTTATCGGCTGGCTGCTTTGCAGCGAACTGAAGGCCATTGACCTTATCAAGCACATAGACTTGTGGAACCACAATGTGGAGTTCATCGAGCAGGAAGAGAACTGGGAGCGTCCGGCTGTCTTTGTGGAGTTCTGCCCTATACAGTGGAATGCGATTGTTCCCGGTGTGGAATACCGGGCAGAACCTTTGATCAAGCTGCACATCGTGACAGACTGGGAAGGTTCGAGTGCTGATGGAAGCGAGCTGCAGGAAGATGCGCTGAAGGTGTTTGACCTGCCCGGGCTGATTCATGCACGGCTTGCCGGCTTGAGTGGGAAAACCTTTCTGGAGCTGGATTTGGTGGAGAGTGATACCAATCACAACCATGAGGATATTGTGGAGAGTATTGAGGTGTATCAGTGTGTGGGCATCAAGCGGCTGCAATAGTCGTCATTATTAGAAAGGAAAAGCCGTGGACGTATAAATTACCGTCTGCGGCTTTTCTGTTCAATACAGGCAAAGTAAACGCCATCAGGCGGCCTCTTTCTTGTAAAGCATCATATCCGTGTAAGAAGAGCTGTAATTCATGTGAGCATTGAATTCCACCTTTGTGCAGTTTTCAAAAGGATTACCCAAATCCCTATTTCTACCTATCCATTCGCACAACTCCAGAATTGAAGATTTGTTGGAAGTGAAATATACGTATGAATGTCCCTTCAGTACATTCAGCACATCCAGGTAGTCGGCCATATTCCAGTACATGTTATAGGTTCCTACGTCAGTGGACAGATAGGGCGGATCAACAAGAAATACTACCCCAGGAATATCTTTATACCGGTTGAACACTTCCTTGTAATCGCAAGATACGATTTCCAACCCTTCAAGATAGTCCGTACATTCCGGGTAGCTGGTCTTACGTATGTTGTTGTATAAAGCTTCCTTCCGCATATCCTGAACAGACAGTTTGTATTTCATGGAAAACAAGATAGAGGAGGAGAGGGTAATGAAATCCACATATCCGGTGGTATTCTCTTCCTGCTCGATGCGGCTGAATATTCGTTCACGCAGTTCTCCTTTAATGATTTTATGACGTGGTACGGAATTCCCTACCATTTCGCGAATGTCAGCAAGCAACTGATTTGTCTGCGGAATGTGCTTCATGCGGAAGCGGTAGTTATCAAAGTCATTATAGATAACAGTGGAGTGGGGCTTGAGGGATTTGGTAATGTGAGACAACAATCCGGAGCCACCGAACAGGTCAACAAACAATGTTCCATCCGGATATTGCTCCAGCACTTTCATGAATTCCTTGGCGAACATGCGCTTTTGCCCGACAAATGGGAGAGGGGCTGACAGATACATCTTTTTCATACGTTCAATTCAAATTTTACATTTTCATTGCCGGCAAGCAGCTGTTCTGTTTTGTCGATGTTGTTTTCGTAAATATGCACGTTCCCCAGATTCAGGGTGATGGATTTTAGCGGCAACTCAATCTGCCTTGATATTAGGTACAAATGATAAATATCTGCCGGCAGTCCTAAATTCGCATCACTGCTTCGCTGATAGGCGGTCATGACCAGTTCTCCTTGCTCTATCTGGAACTGAACAAGACTAAGGCATGGAGCCTGGTTACTTTCTGTTCCTGTAGATCCGAGAAACAATATATAGTTCTTGCTGTTCCTTTTTTCCCTGTTTATGCGTTCGATGAGTGGCGGCAGTTTTTCAAAATAAGTTGGGTAGCTGTTCACAAGGATTGAGCCGCAGTAGTCCCACCAGTTGATGCCGACCTCTCTGTATCTTTCCACGTTGCGCTCGCCTCTCATAAACAGTTGTAATTCGTTTTTTAACTTCTTCCGTGCTATGGTATGCCCTTCGAATATATCCAGAAGGTCGGCAGGGAGCAGCGTCAGCTGTTCATTCAGCAGGTAGCGGATATTCCCTTTTTTATTGCTTTGCATCTTTCCGGACGAAAGCACCTTGCCTAAGATTTGATAATACTTGTTCATGATATGAATGTTATTTATTGCGATACAAAGGTAGGGTAGGGAAGTTTGCCTTTAGTGGGAGGAAGTCCTGATTACACTGCACACAAATTGCAGTCGGTTTTAAAACGCCTGATCAGGTCATATACCTTTCGTTCACTGATGCCATATCGTAGGGAAAGCGTTGCTACGATATAAGACACTTTTTCACCATTGGTATGCAACTTGTTATATTCATTATATAGTTCTATATATTGCACATCATCGGGTCGTATGCCCATGTAATGGCATGTTTTTAAAAGCTCCCTGTTCAATTTTAGTATCTCAATTACTTTCATATCCAGTTAAAATTCGTACATTTGCAACATCTCACTTACTTTTGATTTAAAAACGCATCCAGTGCGCGGCGAGGGCATTGCCCCCGGTCGTGCGCACTGGATGCGTTTAAGTTAAAAGTAGGTGAGATGATTTTTAACAGGCCGGGGGCTTTTTTTATCCCTCCCCCGAAGGGATTGTCAATCATTCAACCTGGTATAATTCCAAATTGAACTTATCCTTCTTTTTCCAGCCTTCAGCCAGAGCCTTCTGGATATACCTTACCGCTTTCGTATAGAAGTCCTTCAATTCATCCAAATTATCAAAGGTTTGGTATTCGGGCTGTTCATCCGAACCGAATTTGAATGTAACTGGAAGGGTCTCTCCGCCCGTCTGAACAGCCAAGTCGTATGCTGCCTTATAGTTATACTGATTCTCCGTAGAAAGCCATACAGGGGCATCCTTATACACGAATCCGGACAGGATAGCTGCATCAGTCTGGCTGTTATACCAGGACATAACCAATGTGCGGATTTCTTCATCAGTGGGCTTATGGCTGAACTCTTCTTCCATGTAGGAGGCAGAGCCGTCCTCTTTCTCCTGCACATCCCAGCGGATGCGCCATTTGTCTTTAACCGGGTTCGTGCATTCCATCAGCGACACACCGGCACTTCCTTCAACTCTTCTCATGTAAACACGTATTTGGTTCTACCTTTGCCGAAGGTCTCTGTCTTGATGGTCGTTTCAAACGGAAAACCATCCGGCATTTCTTTCACTTGTGCGAGAATATTCTTCATTTCCTCGCTGTTGGTGAAGAATTTCTTTGCCTCGCCGTTCACTTCGATGGCCACAATACAGCGGTCTTCTCCCTGCTCGGTCTTGATACCGGTCTCAAAATCCTTCACTACAATCGGTAAGTTTACCAGCTCCCGGATGCTTACCACCACGCCGGGGAATCGCTTCTTGCCGTCCTCCGGCTTGTAAGCGACATTCAAGTCTTTAAAACTTCTCATTTCTTTGCCTGTTAATTTTTTAAACAACTTATTACAGTCGGCGTGTTTCGTCATGCCGTAGAAACTGGCAATCAATTCCCGCCGTCTTTTTCTCGATTTTACCTCGTGCATCTTCCGGGCAAACTTCTGCTTGATACGTTTCCGCAATCTCACATAGTCAGGACGAATAACATAGCCAAGGAAATCAATGCCTTCTTCTACAGGGAATACCCGTTCATTCGGCTTAATTTCCAAGTCTATTTTCTCCATTTGCCCGTGAATAACATCACGAATCTTCCACAATTCCGCTTTCGTTTTACCGAGTACCAGTCCGTCATCGCAATAACGGTAGTAATAACGAACCCCGTACCTGTCCTTCAGATAGTGGTCTAAAAATACAGACAGAAGCAGGTTGCCTGCTCCTTGTGAACTGCGCAGTCCAAAGCTGATACCTTCCGGCAGCAGTGTCACGAACCGCTCCAGCAGCACCAACAGCCTTTCATCCTTGAATACCCTGCGGAAACACCACATCACAAAATCCTGCCGCACATTGTCGTAGAATCTGCGGATGTCAAACTTGTAGGCATACAGCGTGCACTCCGGGTCTTTTTGCAAATCGGTACGTATGCAGTGCATCAGATCATGAGTGCCACGGCGTTTAATGCTGGCCCCGGTAGTCCGGATATAGCGTTTCTGCAGGTGACGGTCCACAACGTTCATTACGGCATATACTGCGATGCGGTCATACATGGATAAAATCTGCAGGATGCGACTTTTGCCATACTCTTTGATTTCCGTCTCATGGTATCCACCAAGTTGAAACGAACCGTTTTTAATGGCAGCAGTAAGTTCGGATATAACCTTCTCCCTACGGGCAAGCAGTTTTTCCCCTTGAGTGGACTCTTTACGATCGGTTCCACGCAGTACGGCATCGAATGCCTCCGACATATTGGAGTATTCGATGATTTCCTCTATGATGTATCCTTCCCTGCGCATATGGTTCTGCTGTTGGTTTGTAAATACGGAAGATAAGGGCCTTCCTTTCCCCGGGCCTGACTTCTTCGAACTGATAACAGCCTACCAAACTCCACCCGACGCGTGATTTTTCAGCTTTCCACCCTAATGGGTGCTGTTGCTGTGGCTTGCTTCCCTCGGCACCGCATTGGGGACACGTCCCCGGTGCTGTACGCCGATTAATTAGATTTCCAGACGCGAGCCGACATTCGCGTTCGCATTCGAAGCATCGTTATTCGCATTCGCATTCGATACACCGCCATTCGCGTTCGCATTGTTGTACCCGCGATAGACCACACGGACTATCGGGAAGCTCCGCCGGGTACAAAGTTACTGATTTAACAGGCAAAATGAACTAAAGCATTACACTATCCACCAAAATATGGCCGACAATATGCCGCCGATGACGGTAAGAGACCAGTCTATCCAGTCCCAAAGTCCGCCTTTCAGTTTGTCTTTGAGTTCCAGACAGGAGGCAGCGATAATGGATGCATACAGAGCCGTCCACGGATTGAGGGCGGCAAATCCTACAAGAAGACCGCCAATAAGGTGCTTATAGCGGTTGCTTTGTTTGAGAAATTCGATAATTTTGTTCATAATGAGTTGTTTTTGAAAATTGTTTTGTATATTTGCAGTGAGGAATAGCATTAGAAGTCCAGTGCCGGATTGTAGTTCCGGAAGATTGCTTCTTTTGCTATTCTTTTTTTATCTTGTTGTAAAGTTCCGGACTATCCGATATACTATGCAGCACATATTCTCCCCAATCATATTCACGGACAATCAGCAAATTTTTTTCTCCACTCACTTCCACTTCAAAAATGTGTGACTGTACGACACGTTTGATACCTTTATGGTTATCTGTTGTGCCAAGGTATGCTGCATTTGAAAACACATTGTTTATGTCCAGCAGCATTTGATTTTTGGCTTTGAAATGTTTGTGCGGTTGATTAGTCCATTCTCTAATAGAGGTACCTGTAATATTTACATCATGATGAAAATGTGTATTACGGATAATAGTTCCTTGTAATGGCTTGGCTGCTGCACGTGTTTGTTTTGCATCGGCTTTTGCTAATTCCCGAACCAGTTTGCATGCAGCGCACAATTCATTTTCCGGAACGAAGACCAGTTCCATCTTTCCGTTGTTCATATCGCAATCCTTACAGCGCTTGATGGTGTATGGGTTATAGTCGGGCATCGTCTTTTGCTCCATGCCTGCATTGAACCGGAACATACCTTTCTTGTCAAGTTCCAATGCTGACTCTCCTCTTGCCATAGCCTCTTCATGATCCGTA